ATGATGACATTGTCACAGCAAAGCAGGCACGAGGTCTAGCAGAAAAAATGGCCAGACAAGTTGCTGAGGAGGCAATCAGAGAGAAGGATGCTTCGACAGTTGATGAGAGAATAAAGAATAGGTTCCCAGACTTCGATGACGTAGTAACTCGAGAAAATGTAGAAACATTGAAATCACAAGACCCAGAACTAGCAATGTCTTTATATGCCTTGGCGCAAGATCCGTACGCTCAGGCCGTTGCAGCCTATAAAATGCTCAAGAAACAAGGGATAGGGGATATGGCAAGATTACAGCCTCAAAAAGCTAAAGCTTTAGAAAATTCCCGCAAACCTGTTTCAGTCCAAACTGTGACGAAATCCAGCGCTATAGGCGAAGTACATAAGTTCGATAACGGCCTGACGCCAGAGCTTCGAAAGGAGCTTTGGAAGGAAATGCAACAAGCGATGAAGGCTTCTTAGTTTTTGAGTCTTTTTTTTACAAAAGATTAAAAAAATGAGTATAACAACCACGAGTACGCTCCCTGCTCCCGTCCAGCAGACCTTCTCGTACAAGTTGCTTTCAGTTCCTGTGCCTTATATGATCCATAAGATCCCGGCCGAACTGAAGCAAATGCCACGTAATGGTGGTACGACCCTTAACTAGTCTAGGGGTCGATAAATCTTCTCTGATTGACTTGAAAACCTTACCAGGTAATGCTGGAGGCAACAAGGGGCAAGTATAACACATACAGCCTGAACGTAGCAAGCGAGAAGACCCTTCGGGGATGCGGTGCTCTGAACATTGCAGAAATGCAGTGAGTGAAGTGCAATAGGCTTCACCTCCCAGCGATGGGAAGTAACAAAATTGTAGAATGCGACGGTATAATCCATTGGCAACTTGTCCTGTGCCGTTGGGGAACTTGGGTGTAGACCCAGCGCCCCAAAATTTGACCGCATTGAATATTGATGCGAAAATGGATTTTTACGGTACCTACATATTGCTCAACGAGCAGGTAACCTTACAAAACCAAGATCCTGTATTAAATGAAGCTACGCAAAGGCTGGGTAAAAAGTATGCCCAGGATAAACTTTCTCTTATTGACTTGGAACTCCAGGAAGCTGCATAAGCATGGAAGACAAGGGGCAAGGATATGTTATGTAACAATTGTATGTATGAACTTTTAAGAGAATTATCATTAACCTTACACGGTGGTGGTGCTTTTTATTGTATGACCCTCACATGTACAGACAATAATAAATGTGACAAAGAAAAGTTCAAGAACGATTTGTTAAAAATTATCCAGCCTGAACGACTAAATGAGAAAGCTCCGAAAGGAGATGCGATAGTCTGAACAGCGACAATAAATAAAATCGCTGAGGCTGATTCGAAGAAGTCGGCCCGCCAGTAGGTGACGATTTGTCACCGACTGGTCACAAAAGTAACAGAATGGTATCTCTCCGTCAAACTGAAGATCAGTTGATGCGGGACATGCTGAGCGCAACAGCGACATTAGTGAACTGTGTCGGTGGTAATGATGGTGATAACCCAACAGAAATCACACGCACAGACGTAGACTACGTCGTCAGAACGCTACGTGGGAATAATGCCTACAGCTTTTTGACGGGAGTCGAAGGGGAAAATCGATTTGGAACAGCGCCAGTACGCGACGCTTACTTTGGCCTTGGCCACACAAACCTCATAGGGCAGTTGGACAATGTCAATGGATTCACCCAGAAATGGAACTACCCTAATCAACAGTCCACCCTCGATGCAGAATGGGGTACATGCGCCAATATTAGATTTTTACTTTCTAGTGTCGGTTCTGTAACTCCTAACGCGTCAATGCTTGGAGCTGATTGCTACAATATTTTCTGTTGTGGCAGAGAAAGTTTCGCAGCTATCGAACAAGATGGGCATTCTGCACGGTTCATATACCGTCCGCCCATTTTTAGCGGCGCTCTAGCCCAAAATGCTAGTGTGGGATTCGTATTCGCTGAGGTTCCTCGTATCCTCAACGATCAGTGGCTTTTAAATCTACGATGCACATTGGCATAAGGAGGATAAAAAAATGAGTACTTCTATTCATGGCCTTTTAACAAGTACATTTACCTCCGATGGGCTACCGAGATACATCTCGCTGCCATGTGGGTATGATTTATTTGACCTCGTCAACATCTCAGATATTGGCGATGCAGGGGCGACAACACAGGTAATGAGAGCGAAAGGATATAGTGCTCTACCTGCAGGGTCTGCCTATCTCAACCTGAAGACAAATGGTGCTGCGACATTGGCTCTTGAGTCAATGATCACAACGAATGGATTCACATTCCTCCAAGATAGTGGAATCCAAACTCCAGGGGCTCCTGTTGCAGTGACAGCTATTACTGCGGCATCTCCTGCTGTAGTATCGTCTGCATCAACAGCTGCTGTTGGCGATGTCATCAGGCTTTATGGGACCACAGGAATGCTGCAGATTGCTGGCTGGGACTTCACAGTTTCTGCTGTCAATCCTGGCGTCACACAGTCAATCAACAACTTGATTGCTGCTGGTTTCGCTGCTGCCGCAACAGCTGGTTTTGTAAGGATTATACCTTTTAATCCTCGCTATTATCCTCCTATACGTCGAATTGTTGCTATTACCCAAGGGGTATCAACAGTTATCGCTCTTAACGTCACACACTACTACACTGTGGGACAGCAAGTGCGTATATCGATGCCAGCTGGATGGGGGATGCCAGAGATCAATGGTCTCCAAGGCACCATCACAGCTATAGGCACGGCTATTTCGAGCTCGACAAACACCATCACGGTGAATATTGACTCGTCAACCTTCACTCCTTTTGCATTCGCAACAAGCGCAGCAGCTGCTCTTGCTATAGGGGTGCCAGAAGTTGTACCTATTGGCGAAGCTGCAATCAATACGATTGCACAGCCATATGGTAATCTCCTTGATGATGCTACACGAAATATCTCCATCACAGGGATTATCGTTGGCACAGGCGTACAAACTGCTGGTAAGTTATATCAGTGGATTGCACGTAGAGGACAGTCGATCTAACATTAGATTTGATTGATTTGTTAGGGCCTCTCGTTCTGAGGGGCCCTTTTTTTATTCTTAGATATTTGTAATTTCTTTAGCACATTTGTGAGGGAGATACTCTTAAATACTCTTTAAAATTGTATTTATACGCTTAAATTTGCGCTAGGTTAAGCGATCTAGATTTGGCAGGGTAAATACTGCCTTGACCAAGATAATTGATTGTAGCTCGATTCTGTGCGAATTTAGGGCCTCCATCTCATGCCCAGCTAAATTCTGTATTCAACCAATGTAAAGTAAAATATTTCTTCCACAAATAGGGAATATTTGAAATATTGCGCTTGAAACCTAAAACAAGAGGTGTTTCATGTCGCGTCAAAAGAAAGAAGTAGTTGAAAAGTTAGATGAAGTAGAAACGAAAGAAATGGCTTCACAATCAAGTGAAGAAGTTAAAGCAACTAACCCATTTACTAAAAAAGAGGAGCTGATCGTCATCACTCTTCCAAGCAAAAAAGAACTTGCAAAAGAGAAACTTAACAAGCTCATTGAAGAAGAAACCAAACTCGTAAAAGGGCGATTTCGTAATTACGAGGCTCCAGGTGGGAATTTGAGAGTTCAGATTAGGAAATATCCAGGAATCCCTCCATTTGATAAAGTAATGGTTGATAATGAAATGTATGAAGTTCCTTTATATGTGGCGCGACATCTCAATGGTATTGATGCCTCAGCTGGAGGAGGCACTACAAAGACTAACACTTGTGCTTGGCCCACTCATAATTTCCAATGGGACCGCAATAAACCTATGCCAGCTAGTAGGGAGGATGATATGGGTGTTCCAGTTCCTATTCTTGGAGTTTCCAAGTGGACTCGCAGGTTTGGCTTTGAGAGCACTATATTCGATCCAGAAGGTTAAAATTATATGACTGCTCCTGACTACTTTTATCCCAATCAGCAGGCTATCTCTGCCATCTCCCAGAGCTTGCCTGTTATCATAACTACGTACAATCCTCATAATTACAAGAATGGGTTGGTAGTCAGGGTTTTTGTCCCTTCCAATAAAGAATATTTTCCTTTCAAGGCAAATGTTAACTATCTAGGCATGCCACAAATCAATGGGCTATTGGGGGAAGTCACTGTCCTTAGTCCTACAACCTTCTCACTGCCAATTGATTCCTCTTCCTTTGACACTTACACTCCTGGCATTGGCTTTCCAGAAGACAATGAATTTGTAGGGCAAGTAATTCCTGTAGGAGAGATAGCGCTCACCTTGACAAGTGCTACTGTGAACAATAGAAATATAGTTCCAGAGATTTTTGGCACTCCTCCATCACCTAATTACCCCCTAAACCCTGTAATATTCCCTTAACCCATCTAAGGTATTATGTCAGTCCCTTTTACGCTCTTAGATATTAGAAATAAGGTCAGAAGGATAACAGGCAGGCCAAATACTGCCCAAATCACTGATGCTCAAATTGATCAATACATCAATACATACTACATCTTTGACCTCAATGAAGAGTTGAGGATGGAAAGTTTTAGATATAACTATCAGTTTGTAACGAATGCCAACACTCCTGTTTATGACTTTCCTAAGGAATTGTACTTGACAAATATGCCTCCAGTATATATTGGAGGCTACCAAAGCTACATGACTCAGAGTAGAAATAACTTCTTTAGGATTACTCCACAACCTGACTTTCTTCAACAGCAGGTGACGACGGGAAATGGGACAAAAGGTCCTTATGCCTTTACGTTGACAAACACCCCTGTTATGCCAGGGTTTAAGCCCAACCCTTTTGGGGCCTACACTCCCTCTGTTGCTTATGTTATAGGGGTCCCAGGTACTGACATCCCAGCCTCACAAGTCAATTGGAATGTACTTATTAGTGGGCAAGACGCTACTGGCAGAAGCATAAATCTAGTCGATGATGGGGGATCTTCTGTAAATGGACATAGCAATATAGGGCTTTTGTTTGATCCTAACGACAATTCCACGTTGCCAGCCAACGCTAGAG